GCTACCGGGAGTGGTATGGCTGGAACGGGAAGCCCGATGAGGGTCTGGAACTCGACGCAGGCCAGGTCGCCGACGGCATTCTTCGCCGCATTGGCAAGGACCGTCTATCCTACATCGCTGCCGATCCGTCAGTCTTCAAAAAGGACGGCGGGCCCTCCATCATGGAAACTTTCGCCATCCACGGGGTGCTCCTTCGCCGAGCAGACAACTCCCGCATCACGGGCTGGAATAAAGTCCGCGAGCTCATGAACGGCGGCGTGGCTTACGACTTCGAAGGCCCGCTCCCCCCGCCGCTTTTCTACATCCTCGACAACTGCGACAACGCCATCCGGACTTTGGAATCCGTCCCCTCCGACTCCGAAAAGCCCGACGACGTGGACACCAAGTCCGAGGACCACTGCCCCGACGATATCCGCTATGGCTGCATGTCTCGCCCCTGGATCATTGACAACCTGCCTCCAATCCAGGAAAAACCCGACTTATGCCTCGATCGGCTGTTTGACGAAGCCGAGCGCAACGCCCAGATGGAAGACTACTAATGCTTTCCGCACCCGACACTTCCGCCACCCCTGACGCCCGCGTGGAAGGCGAAGAACTCGCCCGCCGGTGGCTGGCCTCCCTCTCCCAATCCTCCAAAGGGCTGGAAGACTGGGAAAAGCGCGGCGATCGCATTACCAAGCGCTACCGGCAGCAAGGCGACACCGACCAGCCGGCCAACGCAGGGGCCAAGTTCAACATCTTCTGGTCCAACGTGGACACGCTCCTCCCCGCGACGTACTCCCGCCGGCCGCAGGTTGAGGTCTTTCGCCGCTTCCACGACCAGGACCCGGTCGGCCGCCTCGCTGCCACCATCCTCCAGCGCGCGCTCCAGTACGAAATCGACTGCGGGCTGGAACTCCACGCCACGATGAAATCAGCCGTGCTTGATCGCCTGATTCCAGGCCGAGCGGTTGTCTGGGTGCGGTATGAGGCCGAGTTCTCCGAGCGGCAGGTCGAAGTCCCCTCCGAGACCTCCCTCGAAATGCAGACCGAAACCGTGGAGGAGGTCACCGACGAGCGTTCCAAGGTAGACTACGTCTACTGGAAAGACTTCCGCCACGCCCCTGGCCGAGTGTGGGCGGACGTGAACTGGGTCGCCCGTCGGGTGTACTTCGCCAAGGACCGGCTCGAGGCCCGCTTCCGGGACACCATGGCCAGGTTCGGCGGGGACATCTCCGAAGTCGCTTGCACCCACGACCCGGCCTCCCCCATGGGCTCCGACGACAACGACACGCCGACCAAAAGCGGGGACACCCCCGCCGAACTCAAGCGCGCCGCTGTGTGGGAAATCTGGGACAAGGACACCAAGCGCGCCATCTGGGTGGCGAAGGGCGTCGCCGTGCCCCTGGACGTAGTCGATGACCCGTTCGAGTTGCGAGGCTTCTTCCCCTGCCCGCACCCCCTCTTCGCCACGATGACGAATGACGAACTCGTCCCAGTTGCCGACTTCATCATCTACCGGGACCAGATTCGGGAACTCGACACCCTCACCAACCGCATCTCCCTGCTCCAATCTGCACTCCGCGTTGTAGGCGTGTTCGACTCTTCACAATCCGCCCTGCAGAACCTGCTCTCCTCCGGACAGGAAAACCGCATGGTGCCAGTCAGCGCCTGGGCCGCTTTCGCCGAGAAGGGCGGGCTCAAGGGCGTCACCGACTTCCTCCCCGTGGACATGATCGGCAAGGTTCTCGAAGGCCTCTACGTCGCCCGAGAGCAGACCAAGCAGACCATCTACGAACTCACCGGCATGGCTGATATCATCCGGGGTGCGTCCAAGGCGTCCGAAACCCTCGGCGCGCAGCAGATCAAGTCCAAGTTCGCCAATCTCCGCCTGTCCTCCCGTCAGCAGCAAGTCTCCGAGTTCATGACCTCGATTCTGCAGATCAAAGCGGAGATCATGTGCAACCTCTACTCCCCGGAGACCCTCCAGCGCATCTCCTCCGCGGACCAGATCGCAGACGCGGTCGCCCACCCCGACCGCATCCCCCTTGCACTGCAGATGCTCAAGGACGAAAAGCTCCGCCATTACCGCATCGAAGTCGCGGAAGGCACCATGCTGGAGCCCGACGAAGCGCAGGAGCGGGATCGCCGGAACGACTTCATGTCCACGGTCTCCAACTTCATGAACGCGATCAAGAACGTCGCGGCCATCGCCCCTGAAATGTTCCCAGTCGCGCTGGAGATGCTCCGCTTCACCGTGCGAGGGTTCTCCGTCGCTCGAAGCCTTGAATCCGCCATCGAGGACGCCTCGGACGCGATCAAGAAGCGCTTGGCCGAGCTGAAGCAGGAAGAGCCCGGCGAGGCGCAGGTTAAGATGGACCTGGAGCAGATGAAACAGCAAGGGGAAATGGCTCGGGTGCAACTCCGCGAAGAGGCCGCGACGGATCGGGAGGAACTCAAAACCACCCTCGCCCTCGCATTGCAGAACCTCGAGGCCAAGATCATGGCAGTCGCCGCGGGGAAGCAAGTCCTCGACCAAGCCGCCGGTGCGGCGCAGCAACCCCCCGGAGGTGTGTGATGGTTCGTAAGGCTTATGTGTTCATAGATGGGGCGCTGCATGAAAAGACCGGGGATAATTCGGTCATAATCGCCGGCCAAAGATGGTACTGCCTGGGCGGCACCTGGACGCCGGCTGATGCACCCGCGGCGCAGCTTTACTTCGTCATGCCCGACATTGCCCCGTACAAGTCCACCATCGACGGGAGCCAGATCACTTCCCGCGCCCAGCACCGGGCGCATCTCCGAGATCACAACTGCATCGAGGTCGGCAATGAGCGGCTATCGCCTCCGAAGCGGGAGTTCACAGCCGCCCGCGGTTTGCGGGAAGAATTGGCCGCTCGCCTTTACGGATGACCTATCATGCCCCCTGAACTCGACCCCCAAGACACCCTCGACGAGGACGCACCCGATGACACCTCTATTCGCGGCGGGCTGGAAGCTGCTTTCGCGGAGAGCGAAGACGCTTCGGAAGATGCCGGGGTACCTCCAGCCGCCGGATCGCCGCGGGCACCGCAAGCTGCCAAAGACGCTCCCGCCGAGGGTACTCCTCCTGTGGAAACGGCTGCTGTCACTGCGCCTACCACACCGACCGAGCGTGCGATCCCCGAGCGCCTGAAAAGCCGCTTCGCCGAGAAGTGGGCCACGCTCCCGCCCGAGATCCGCGAGACCTTCCACGAGTACGAGTCGAACATCGGCCGGCTGGCCTCCACCTACGGCCAGCGGGCAAAGTCCTGGGAAGAGTCCCAGCGCATCTTCGCCCCCTACTCCGACATGGTGCAGAAGGAGGGCGGGAACTTCCACTCCGCCATGGGCAACCTCTTCGAAACCGCGCGCATTCTCCGCCAGGGCTCCCCTGAACAGAAGGTCGTGCTCCTCCGCCAGACCGCAGCCGCGTTCGGAGTCCCCCTCGAAGCCCTCGTCGGGGCAACGGCTCTCCAGCCCAACGAGGACCTGATCAATCGGCACAACGCCTTGGAGCGGGAGGTGTTGACAACCCGCGCCACCGAGACGCACAATGCTCGTCAGCAGGTTGACACGGAAATCGAGGCTTTCGTCGCTGATCCGGCCAACATCTACCTCCAAGAGCCTGGCTACCTGGACACGATGGCAACCCTTATCCGCGCCGGCAAAGCCGCCGATCTTTCTGAAGCCTACAAGCAAGCAGCGTGGATGCACGAACGGCCACGCCAGCTCGAAATCGCACGGGCCAACCAACAGCAGACCGCGGCTTCCCGCGACGCTGCCACTCGGGCCCGGCGAGCCTCCGTATCCGTCAACGGCTCCGCCCCAGGCGCCGTCCGAGTCGATGCGGGCAAAATGTCCCTTCGCGACACCCTCGTAGCCGCCTTCGACGGCGAGCTTGACAGCTAAAACCGGAGTTTTATCTCATGCCATCACCCAATCTGGGCGAAATCGTCACCACCACGCTGCGCAACCGCAGCAACACGCTCCAGGACAACACCACGAAGAACAACGCGGTGCTGACGGAACTCAGCAAGCGCGGCCGGATCAAGCCAGTCGACGGCGGCCGCACCATCGTCGAGGAGATGGACTACAACGAGAACGCCACCTTCATGTGGTACTCGGGGTACGACCAGCTCAACGTCTCCCCCTCGGACGTCATCACTGCGGCGGAGTACAACTTCGCCCAGGCGGCTGTCGCCGTGTCCATGTCAGGGCTGGAAGAGCTGCAGAACTCGGGCAAGTCGCAGATCATCGACCTGCTCGAAGGGCGGATCGAGAACGCCATGCGCACCATGTCGAACAACATCTCCCTCGGCATCTACTCCGACGGCACGGGTTACGGCGGGCGCCAGATCGGCGGCCTGCAAGCTCTGATCGCGGACAACCCGGCCACGGGCACTGTCGGCGGCATCAACCGCGCCAACTGGGTGTTCTTCCGCAACCAGCGATTCTCCGCGTGACGGACGGTGGCGCTGCGGCCACCGCCACGAACATCCAGGGCTACATGAACCAGCTGTACCTGCGCTGCAGCCGTGGTGCCGATCGGCCGTCCCTCATCCTCGCCGACAACGCGTTCTTCAACCTTTACTGGTCGTCGCTCCAGGCGATCCAGCGCATCACGAACGACAGCACCGGCCAGGCTGGGTTCATGAACCTGAAGTACATGGGCGCTGACGTGATCTTCGACGGTGGTGTCGGTGGTGGCTGCCCAGCCAACCACATGTACTTCATCAACCCCAGCTACATGAAGTACCGTCCGCACCGCTCGCGCAACATGGTGCCGATCGGCGGCGAGCGCTTGTCCGTCAACCAGGACGCGATGGTGAAGCTGATCGGTTTCGCCGGCAACCTGACCCTGAGCAACGCGCTGCTCCAGGGCGTGCTGTTCTAAGCCGCCGCCAACCCACCCCTCAGGAGAATCTCCAATGTTCGCCAATTCCTTCAACGTCCTGGGCACGCCCCCGACGCCCATCGTCCTGACCACGTCCGACTGGCAGAAGTTCCTGGGCCGGGACTCGGCCTCCGCTGGCACCATTCAGCTGCCCTACCCTGGGCAGGTCGTCGTCGGTGTCGATCCGATCTTCGGCGAAGCCAGCTTCATCCTCGCCTTCGGTGTGGCGAGTTTGCAGATCGGTGACGCGGTGATGATCGGAGCGGGCTACGCCACGACGCGCCAGCTCGCTGCCACGCGGGGCGTGGTCGGCATCTCCATGTCCGCCAACACGAACACGGCGGCACTCAGCTGGTTCGCCGTCCGGGGCCAAGTTCCTGCCCGACTGGCCGCTTCTGCGGCCGACGCCCCGCTATACGGCAGCGCCACGGCCGGCTCACTGTCCAACGCAGTGGTCAGCACGAACGGCGTGACCGGGGCCTTCGCCATGACCGCGCTCGCCGCCACCATCGGCACCAAGCAGGTCAGCACCTTGAACGGCAGCAACCTGCTCGCCGTGAGCAACATCGACGGGCTGTACGTCGGTGGAGGTGTCACGGGCACCGGCATTCCCGCCAGCACGACCATCGCCGCCATCGGCTACGGCGGCCTGATGCTCGGCGTCTCGGCCCCGCCGGTCGGCTTTGTCCAGCTGTCCGCGAACGCCACCGCCACGGGCAGCGTCACCGGCACCTTCATCCACGGCGCCGCCTTCGCCTTGGTCAACCTGGCCCACCCGGTCGCGGCCAACCTGGGCTAAGCCTTTCAGCCCATTCACCACCCAGGGGGCCTTCGGGTCCCCTTTTTTTCAGGAGCCTTCCATGGCCGATACCTCCTACACCGACTTTGACTTCGAATCCGCCCGGCTCGAAGAGCTTTCCTCCCAGCAAGCCCATGGCCTGGACAACCAGCTCCACGTGCAGTTTTACAAGCACGCCGAGTTGAACTCCTTCCGCACCCGCGAGGAAGGCCGCAAGATCTTCGAGGAGTGCGTCTACGTCCGCATCCTCTCCCCCGCGAATCGGCTCCTCATCATCGAGCGCCGAGTGACGGATGAGGACAAGCTCCGCTTTTCCAAGCAGTACGGCCAGTTTCTGGAAAAGGGCGAGTCCCTCCAAGTCGGCACCCCGCTGTCCGAGTTCCCCGGCCTGTCCCCCGCGCAAGTGCTGGAAATGCGCCATCTCAAGGTCGAGACGGTGGAGCAGCTCGCCGGCATCCCGGACACGACTGCGCAGCTCCTCGGCACCGGCGGGACCGATCTGAAGATGCGCGCCATCAAGTACCTCGCCCGTTCGGCCAACTCCGAGCAGCTGTCCGAGCAGGTGCGGGATCTGCAAACCCAGCTCGCCGTGCTGATGGCGGAGCGAGCGGCCACCGCCGTCGTCGTGTCGAAGGACGTGGTCATCACTTCCACCCCGGTGGCTCTCCCCAAGGCTTAAGGTCCGTCCATGCCCTACCCTGCAATCATCGTCGCCACCACGCGGAAGCGCACCGCTCTCGCCATCGCCCAGCAAGCCATGGGGGAGATCGGCATGCCCCGTCCGACGACGCTGAGCGCAGGCACGGACGAGACCTCGGCCCAGCTCCTCTTCCTCCTCAACGGCCTGGGGGAGAAGCTGGCCCGCCTGACCTTGTGGGCGGAGACCCGCGCCGAGTGGTTCTTCACCACGACTGCGGCTGAAGCCTACGACCTTCCCGCCGACTGGCTTGTCCCGCTCGCGGATACGGTCTGGGACCGCTCAGGCCGGTGGCCGCTCCTTGGCCCCAAGGTGCCCACCGAGTGGCAGTACCTCAAATCCGGCTTCGGCGTGGCGGCTCCGCAGTTCCGCTACCGCTTCTTCAACGGGCAGTTCAACCTGCACCCGGCGCCCACCGCTGGCAAGGTCATCGTTCAGGAATACCTATCCGCGGCTTGGGTGTTCGGCGTGAGCCCCACGGTACCGGCGCAGGCCGACGTGCCCAAGTACCGCATCACAGCGGACACGGACATACCCCTCTTCGATGATCTCCTACTCATCACCGGGCTGAAGTTGGCCTTCCGCGAAGCCAAGGGCCTGGACTCGTCCAAGGTTCAGGAGGAGTTCGAGGACATGATCGAGGCCGCGTGGTCTAATTCCACCTCCGCCCCGACGCTCTCCCTCACCCCGGGCACAAGTTCCCAGTTCCTCTCCGAGTGGAACCTTCCCGACACAGGGTATGGCGTATGAAAATTGCCCAGCGCGGGCGCCGGACGCTCAAAAACACGGCGAAGGTCTACGAGACCCAAACAGTCCCAGCGCCCATTCGCGGTCTCAACTACCGCGACTCCCTCACGATGATGAAGCCGACGGACGCTCTCCGCCTGGACAACATCATCTGCCAGCCGGGCGCGCTGGAAGTCCGGCGCGGACAGGTAGCCACCGCTACCGGCTTTGTCGCACCTGTCGAAACGCTCTTTGGATATATTGGAGTGAGCGGGGCGACGAAGATCTTTGCCGCAGCGGGTGCCGGTATCTTCGATGCCACGTCCTCGGGTGCCATCGGAGCGGCGGTGCTGACTGGCTTCACTTCCGCTTACTGGGCCCAGACGCAGGTAAGTAACACCGCTGGCAACTTTCTAATGGCTGTGAACGGCCAGGACACGGGGCGAATCTACGACGGCTCCTCCTGGACCACACTCGGCTTCACCGGCCTTGCAACCTCCGACATGACGCAAATTTCCGTCTGGAAGCGTCGGGTGTGGGTGGTGGAGAAGAACTCCTTCCGGGCCTGGTACGGCGGAGCCGACGCCATCACGGGGGCGATGACCTCCTTCACCTTCGCCGGCGTCTTCCGCAAGGGCGGGCGCTTGCAGGCCATTGTCAACTGGACCGTTGACGGAGGGGCGGGCGCGGACGATTTCCTCCTCGCGATTACCTCCATGGGGGAGGTGGCGGTGTACAAGGGCACCGACCCCGCCTCCGCGACCACCTTCGCCCTCGTCGGGGTCTACTTCGTCGGCCCGCCGGTGGGCGAGCGCTTCTGGACAACCTTCGGCGGCGACGTGCTGCTGCTCACCGCTGACGGCTTGTTCCCGTTTTCCAAGCTCCTCCAGTCGCAAGTAGTGGATAAAACCACAGCGCTGACGGACCGCATCCAGCTGCTCATCGGCAACGACACTTCCGCTTACGCCTCTGTGCGCGGCTGGGAGGTGCACTACTTCGTCGATGGGAACTTTGTTCTCATCCAGGTGCCCGCGGGGAGTGTCGGCAACCGGTACCAGTACATCATGAGCACGCTTACGGGGGGCTGGAGCCGCTTCCTAGTCTCGGGTGCGATCACCTGGCTCACCCTCGGCAACGTCCTGTATGAGGGGGAGGGCAACCAAATCGCTAACGGCTGGTCTGGCGGGACGGATAACGGCAGAGCTATCCCGTTCACCATGATCCCGGCTTTTTCCTACATGGGCCAGCCAACGCGGCAGAAGGTATTTGGCCTCGGCCGGTGCCTGATGGAGTCGAACCAGCCACTGGTCTTCCTCCCCAGGTTGCTGGTGAACTTCGAACAAACGGACTTCTTCCCCACCTTGTTCGCGGCGCCGACAGCCAGCAATCTTTGGGACGTTGCGATCTGGGACCAGTCTCTGTGGGGCGTGCTGACGCAGTATTCCCAATCCTGGTACTCCCTCGCAGGGATGGGCTACTCCGCAACGCAGGTGATCTACGGCGTGTCGGCTGCCAGCTCCACCCGCATCCTCGCTTTGGACTACACCTTCGAAGTGGGCGGTTTGCTCTAGCATTGACAGTTCGCAGGGAGCTTCCTATACTCCCCGCTATCCGCTCATTCGAGCAACCTCTCCAGCCCATGAAGGCGGAAGGCCAATACACTTGAAAGTGTTTATGGCCCGACCGTTCGGCTTCTCAGGAGAGAAGGAACCCCAGTTTGGACGAAAGCCCACAGTGCGAACTGGCGGGCCTTTTTCGCTTGGGGCCTCGCCGCCTTCCCTGACGCCGCAGAAAACGATCCAACCAGTGCGCGGGATGGGGAACCCGATGGCTGCGCCCCAGCCGCAGTTCGACAACCCCTTTCTGCCACCAATGGGGCAGTCCATGGGCGGGGCACCGCCGCCGCCTGCCGCCCCTGCCGCCCCTGTCGCGCTGCCCCCTGCACCTGCCGCTCGAACCCCCTCGCCTGGTGGCAGCTTGCAGTCGTTCGGGCAGGGGCAGGACCAGGAATGGCGCTGGGTCAATGCGCCGGATTCGACTTGGCTCAGTGTGCCTGAGCACAACTACAACACGGAGACAATGGCAGGCCCTGTCGAGTCCATGCGGCCGGAAAACCTTGCAGCCCTGATGCAGGGTGGCGCGCAGAACCTTGGCTTCCAAGGCGGGACGGCCTACCAGACAGGTTCAGGGCAAGACATGGGGCCGCTGAGGGTCGATTCCGGATTTATCGGCTGGCTGCAGGACAACCAATTCAAGTTGACCGGCGAGGGCTACACCAATCCGAAGGGCGTCGGCGGGGTCACGGCGGGAATCAGCGATTCTTCTGGCGCATCGCTTG